CGGACCTGCGCATCCTGCGCGACCCGTTCTCGGCCAAGCCGCATGTGCTGTTCTACGCCTCCAAGCGCGTCGGCGGCGATGTGTCGGATTTCGCGGCGATCAAGTTGCTGAAGTTCGCGCTGTCGTAAGCGAGACCGGATCGGCCCGAGGTAACCCCCCGGCCGGTTGAAGCAGATCGGGTCGGGGGTGACCCCTGACCCGTGGCGGGCGCGGGCCGGGCCCACCCTTCCGTCTAGCTGCTCCCTCCGTCCGAGCGGGGGGGTGAAGGGTTCGCGCCCGCCTCGTTGGGACGGCAGATTTTGTGAGGACAGAGCCGATGATGTTGACCGAGCAGACCGTGGTGCCAGAAGAGGCCCTGCCGCTGGCCGAGATGCGCGCGCATCTGCGGCTGGGCACCGGCTTTGCCGATGATGCGGCGCAAGATGCGATCCTTGAAAGCCATCTGCGCGCGGCGCTGGCGGCGATCGAGGGGCGCACGGCAAAGATCCTGCTGGCGCGGGAGTTCCTGTGGCAGCTGGAGGCCTGGCGCGAGCTGGACGAACAGGCGCTGCCGGTGGCGCCGGTGATCGCGGTGGCTTCGGTCACCATGCGGGACCGGGACGGGGTGGCGAGCGTCATCGACCCGGGCCGCTGGCGGCTGGTGAAGGATGCGCACCGCCCGCGGATTGTGGCGACAGGGGCGATGCTGGCGGGGATCCCGCCGGGCGGGGTGGCCGAGATCGCCTTCACCGCGGGGTTCGGGGCGGCCTGGGCCGAGGTGCCGGTGGATCTGCGCCAGGCGGTGCTGCTGCTGGCGGCGCAGTATCACGAGCGGCGGCATGAGGCGGGCGCCGGGGCTGGGGCCTCCGGTGCCATGCCCTTCGGGGTGATGGCGCTGATCGAGCGCTGGCGCACGGTGCGGGTGCTGGGTGGCAGGTCTTCGGGTGGGCGTCCGTTCGGGGTGCGGCCATGACGGTCCCGGTCCTGAACCGCCGGCTGGTGCTGGAGGAGATGCAGCGCCTGCCCGATGGGGCGGGGGGCTTCACCACCGAATGGTCGGTGCTCGGCACGCTCTGGGCCAGCGTGGTGGCGGGCACCGGGGCAGAGAAGGCGGGAGAGTTCGTGACCCTCTCCACCGTGCCCTACCGGATCACCGTGCGGGGGGCGCCCCCCGGCGCGCCCTCGCGCCCGCGCCCCGACCAGCGCCTGCGCGACGGGGACCGGCTCTACCGCGTCCTGGCGGTGACCGAGGCCGATGCCCGCGCCGCCTACCTGACCTGTTTTGCCCGCGAGGAGGTGCCGTCATGAGCTATGCAAGCGGCGCCGCCCTGCAGGCGGCGGTGTTCCAGCGCCTTGCCGCCGACGCGGCATTGGCCGCGCTGGTCGGCCCGGCCATCTATGACGCGGTGCCGCCCGGCACGGTGACCGGCACCTATGTCAGCCTCGGCCCCGAGGATGTGCGCGATGCCTCGGATGTCACGGGCAGCGGGGCACTGCATGAGTTCACCATCAGCGTGGTCACCGATGCCTCGGGCTTCTCGCAAGCCAAGGCCGTCGCGGCGGCGGTGTCGGACGCGCTGACCGGCGCGCCGCTGACCCTCAGCCGCGGCCATCTGGTTGGCCTGTGGTTCCTCAAGGCCCGCGCCCGGCGTGTGCAGACCGGCGAGATGCGCCGCATCGACCTCAGCTTCCGCGCCCGGATCGAGGACTGACACGCTCTTTCCCCTCTTCTTTGTCGAAATATCCCGGGGGTCCGGGGGCAGCGCCCCCGGCCGCCGGCCACATTCACGGAGTTTCCCCAGATGGCTGCCCAGAACGGCAAAGACCTGCTCATCAAGCTCGACCTCACCGGCGGCTTGCAATTCGAGACCATCGCGGGCCTGCGCGCCACGCGNATCAGCTTCAACGCGGAAACGGTGGATGTGACCAGCCTCGAGAGCACGGGGGGCTGGCGCGAGCTCTTGGCAGGNGCGGGGGTGAAGTCCGCCTCGATCTCCGGCTCGGGCATCTTCAAGGACCAGGCGACGGATGAGCGCGCCCGGCAGATCTTCTTCGACGGCGAGGTGCCGCAGTTCCAGGTGATCATCCCCGATTTCGGCATCGTGCAGGGGCCGTTCCAGATCACCTCGGTCGAATACGCCGGCAGCCATAATGGCGAGGCGAGCTACGAGCTGTCGCTGGCCTCGGCCGGGGTGCTCAGCTTCGTGGCGCTGTGATGGCGAACCCCTGGGCGGGCGAGGTCGCGGTCTGGCTCGACGGGCAGCGGCATGTCGCCAAGCTGACGCTGGGCGCGCTGGCCGAGCTGGAGGCGGCGCTGGCCGAGGACAGCCTGATCGCGGTGGTCGAGCGGTTCGAGGGCGGGCGGTTCTCCAGCCGCGACGTGCTGGCGCTGTTGGTGGCGGGATTGCGCGGCGGCGGCTGGGAGGGGAGTGCGGGGGACTTGCGCACGGTGGAGATCGGCGGCGGGCCGGTGGAGGCGGCGCGGGTGGCGGCAGAGCTGCTGGCGCGGGCCTTCGCGCTGCCACCGGGGTGAAGAGATGGCGGGGATGGATTGGCCCGGGTTGATGCGGGCGGGGCTGCGGGGGCTCGGCCTCGCACCCGAGGCGTTCTGGCGACTGACCCCGGCAGAGCTGGCGATCCTGCTGGGGGCCGAGGCGGGGGCGGGGCCGCTGACACGGGCCCGGCTGGAAGACCTGGCGCGAAGATGGCCGGATGTGCCCGCAGGGCCAACACAAGTGAAGGAGGGCGGCGATGGCTGATGTGGATGGCATGGACGATCTGGCGCGGCAGGCGGCGGATCTNGAGCGGGCGCTGATCGGGGCCGAGGCGATGACNGCGGCTTTCGGCGAGGAGCTCCTGCGGATGCAGGAGAGCATGACCTTCACCAGCCGCGAGGTNTCGCTGCTGACCACGGGCATCGGGCGCGGGCTGCGCAGCGCCTTTGACGGGCTGATCTTTGACGGGATCAAGCTGTCGGATGCGCTGAAGACGGTGGCGCAGTCGATGGCGGACAGCGTCTATGCGATTGCCATGAAGCCGGTGCAGACGGCGACGGCGGGGGCGATCGCCAATGGCATGAACAGCCTGATGAGCGGGCTGTTTCCGTTCGAGAAGGGTGGCAGCTTCTCGCAAGGCCGGGTGATGCCGTTTGCGAAGGGCGGCGTGGTTTCTGCACCGACGACCTTTCCGATGCGCAATGGCCGCGGGCTGATGGGCGAGGCGGGGCCCGAGGCGATCATGCCCCTGACCCGCGGCGCGGATGGGCGCCTTGGCGTGCAGGCGCAGGGCGGGGGCCGGGCGGTCAACGTGGTTATGAACGTGACGACGCCGGATGCGGCGGGATTCGCGCGCAGCCAGAGCCAGATCGCGGCACAGCTGGGCCGGGCGCTGTCGCGCGGCGAGCGCAACCGCTGAGGCGGGATAACGGGGAGCAAGAGCATGGCATTTCACGAGGTGAGGTTTCCCGCCAACCTGAGCTTTGGCTCGGTCGGCGGGCCGGAGCGGCGCACGGAGATCGTGACGCTGGCCAACGGGTTCGAGGAGCGCAACACGCCCTGGTCGCAATCGCGCCGGCGCTATGATGCCGGGCTGGGACTGCGCAGTCTGGATGACGTGGAGCGGCTGATCGCGTTCTTCGAGGCGCGGGCGGGGCAGCTGCACGGCTTTCGCTGGAAGGACTGGGCGGATTACAAATCCTGCCCCGCCTCGCGCGAGGTGGCCTTCGATGACCAGTTCATCGCGCTGGGCGATGGGGCGACCGCAAGTTTCGGGCTGGTGAAAAGCTACGAGTCCGGGGGCAGCACCTATCTGCGCGGCATTGCCAAGCCAGTGGCGGGCTCGGTCCGGATGGGATTGCAGGACGAGGCGCTGGTCGAGGGGCTGCATTACGCGGTGGATACGGCGACGGGGGTGGTGACCTTCGTGGTGCCGCCGGCGCCGGCCGAGCGCATCTCGGCCGGGTTCGAGTTCGATGTACCGGTGCGGTTCGATACCGACCGCATCCAGGTGTCGGTGGCGAGTTTCCAGGCGGGCGACGTGCCGCAGGTGCCGGTGGTCGAGGTGCGGATATGAGCTCGGATGCGCTGTTCGCGCATCTGGCGGGCGGGGCGAGCACGGTGTGCCGCTGCTGGGCTGTGGTGCGGAAGGATGGGGCGGTGCTGGGGTTTACCGACCATGACCGCGACCTGAGCTTCGAGGGGATACTGTTCCGCGCCGACAGCGGCATCACCGCGCGGGCGCTGGCGCAGACCACGGGGCTGTCGGTGGATAACAGCGAGGCCTATGGCGCGCTGCGCAGCGATGCGATTGCCGAGGCGGATATTCTGGCCGGGCGCTATGACGGGGCGGACGTTCGCGCCTGGCTGGTGAATTGGGCGGAGCCCGAGGCGCGGCTGCTGCAGTTCCGCGGCTCGCTTGGGGAGCTGACGCGGGCCGCCGGGGCCTTTACCACCGAGCTGCGCGGGCTGAGCGAGCCCTTGAACCACACGCAGGGGCGGATCTTCCTGGCGGGCTGCACGGCGGTGCTGGGCGATGCGCGCTGCAAGTTCGACCTGTCGCAGCCGGGCTACGGCGTGGAGCTGGCGGCGGGAGAGGCGGACGGCACGCTGTTCCGCCTGCCGCAGCTGCCGGAGTTCGAGGACCGCTGGTTCGAGAAGGGCCGCCTGTCGGTGCTGAGCGGCGCCGCGGCGGGGCTGTGGGGCAGCATCAAGAACGACCGGGTGGATGCGGAGGGGCGCAGTGTCGAGCTGTGGCAGGAGTTGCGGGCGGCAGTGGTGCCGGGCGACCTGCTGCGGCTGGAGGCGGGGTGCGACCGGCGGGCCGAGACTTGTCGGCTGAAGTTTCAGAATTTTGAGAACTTCCGGGGCTTCCCGCATATTCCGGGCGAGGACTGGCTGACGGTGTCGCCGGTGAAGGCGGCGCAATGAGCGCCGAAGATCGGATCGTGGCGGCGGCGCGGAGCTGGATCGGCACGCCTTACCGGCATCAGGCCTCGGTCCGGGGAGCGGGCGCGGATTGCCTTGGCCTGCTGCGCGGGGTCTGGCGCGAGGTGTA